TGCGGGAACACTGCCGGACTGGTCCGGCTCCGTGTTCATGCTGGACAGATCGGAGACATCGTAGACGACCCCTGTCTCGCTTCCCGTGAACAGATCAGCAGGGGAGAAGGGGACTGCGCCGCCGCCTGAAAACAAAACGATCGCGCCAAGGTAAGCCTTGTTGATTGCCGTGCTGCCAAGATATAGTTTGTTGATTGAGTTTGCGCCAAGTTTTAGGGCCATTTTATGCGTCCGTAATTATGTAAATTGTCGCTGCGTTTGGCGTGCCGATTGCGTTGTATTCTGCTTGTGTCATGCTCAGGATGTTCGCCACTGCGTCTGCACCAGTTACGCCAGTCGGGTCGCTGAGAACCCCGCCTGCCGCCACGACATTGGTGGCGTTCACCGTCGCGTCTGTACCAGCGGGGCCGGTGTCACCCGTTGGCCCTTGGATACCTTGTGGTCCGGTGTCGCCTTGTGGGCCGGTGTCGCCCGTTGGCCCTTGGATACCCTGTGGTCCGGTGTCGCCTTGAGGACCTACTGGACCAATAGGTCCTGTCTCACCTTGGGGACCATCGGGACCAATAGGTCCTGTCTCACCTTGGGGACCATCGGGACCAATAGGTCCTGTCTCACCTTGGGCACCCTGAGGACCTACGGGTCCTGTAGCACCTGTTGGACCAATGGGACCATCGAATCCACGGGGTCCCTCAAGGTCCTCCCATATAGAGCCAGTATAGTAAAACAGCATACCTCCCTCAGAGTTGTAGTAGATCGCACCCGTTTTTAGGGGGTCACCTTCATTATCCGTGAGGGGTTCACTCTCGAAAGCACCTAAGTACAGAGAGGTAAATATCTCGTTTGTATCCGTGGCTTCTTGAAGCGCGAACGTCAGGTACTGTGAGTTTTTGTTTAGGTTTTCCGACGAAAGGGAAGCGCCTCCACCAAATACCACTGCGGGGTTAGTGATTGGTGTTTTCCGAAATACGCGAACCTCGATGCCAGCGGGTACGGGGTCCCCAGCGACCACCGAGTTGACGCGAATTGTCGAACTGTTGATTAACTCTGCTTTGTAGTTGGAGCCAGCCGCAGAGGTTGGAACCTTATCGACGGCCACATAGACGTGGCTTTGATCGAGGTAGTCAAAGGGCACTACAAAGTCGGTGGTAGTGCCGTCGCCCGTATACAGGGCTTCTGAGTAGGCCATTAGACCTCCTTGAGTGTAATGTCAGGGTTGAACGATTGTGATACCACCTGAGAGGATGAACGTGGTGATCGCTCCGATAACGGATAGACCGATGGACCAGAGAACCTTGTTGATACCCTTGGAGATACCAGTGACTTCACGCTTTACGTATGAGAGGTCGTTCAGGAGAACCGCGATGTTCGTACGGGCCTCGCTGGTTGAGTGTTCGAGCTTGGTGACCCGAGAGTGCAAGTCGTGGATCATAGGGTCGCGTATATGTTGACCTTGTGCTACGAACATGCTGTCGTCTTGGTACGCAGGGTCAGTGTTTTGCATAGAGGCCATCCTCTTCGCTAAATTCAGGCATCTCTTTAACAAGATTACCTAGGCTGTTGTTTTCAGTGGGTAATGCTTCGATGCCATTGTCCTTGAGGAACTTGACGACAACGCTCATCTCGCTGGATGTTGCCTCCCCCGACTTGACACGCCGGAGGAGGTCGCCTGCCACAGCTTCGTGCAGCAGACCGAGCAGTTCTTCATTAGCTGCCATTGGACCTTCCTATTATTTGAGTAGGTCCTCGAAGGTTGTTTTCTTCTTGAGGACGTTTGGTGGATTAGACTGGGAGGGGAACAGTTCGCGATTACGCTTCGATTGTATTTGAAGCAGCTCACCCGTTCCCTTCTTCTCCGCAGTGATTAGGTCCATAAGCTGAGGGATTTCAGACCGAGCTTTGGTTCTGAACGCTTCGATGCTGGAACGAATGAGCGAGCCTCGTGTGCCTCGGCCATTCACGCCTATGTTGCCCTGTGGGGCAGTGAGGTAGTCTCGGGTCTTGATGAGTTCCGTGAGGGTTTCCCTTAGGTTCTTTCCATCGATCTCTGTGGTTCCTGTCTTCTCCAGCCACTCGTCGTAGAGTGTCTGGTTTGGGTTGTTCTCCGACTCTATGTCCGTTAGGTCGATATTGTTGGGACCTGCGATCTTTTTGGAGGGCTGACCTGCAACCGATTGGTTGTGGATTGCAGACTCAGTGATCTCTTTCAGAACGGGATCGATCACTCTATTGTCATCATCAGTCAATCCTAGGGGATCGTACTTCGGAAGCGTTCGGATAATAGGCTCACCCAACACGTTCCGCTTGGGATCGATACCATTGTACAGCCCGGTTCGGGCCAATATGGCATCGGCCATATCGCGGGTTTCCCTGAGGGCTTTATCGCCGTTGGTCTGGTTCAACACGTTGGGCACAAACGAGGCCACCGTGTTTCGCAGAGCGGCTTCCTGTTCATGTGGTCTCCCAACTAACCCCAACATGGCTTCATAGAGACTCTTAGTGAACGTCTTGTTGATCGTGTTATCCATGATGGATATAAGCAGGGCCTGAATCATTGGAGTGGTATCAGACTCGTTATATTCATCTGCTGCAATTTCCACAGCATCAGCCGCGATAGAGAAGACGTTGGACAATGGTTCGAGACGTGCGTAGGACACAAAGCTGACCGAGCCATCTTCCTGCGGGATGCGGAAAGAGTACGGCTGGTTGTTCTTGATCCACACCTTGCGGATACGAGGGTCTTGAGGCCCTGCACCTGTGATCATACCTTGGGCTGCCAGAGTGCCTGCTATGCCCACAAGCGCGGTGCCTAATATCTGACGCCCTCGCGCTTGAGCAGCCCTTACGCCGCCCGCCGCGATGTCATCACGGAAACGCTTAGACAATGTCCCCACGAGAGGCGCATGTTGATACGTCTGTGACGTGAGGTTGATAGGTGTCCTGATAAAAGGGACCACGAACCGAAATTCGGGATGCGTGAGGGCGTTCTGTTGGATGCTTGCAGCGAACGAGCCAGGTTCCAGTGGTTCAGTAAATGTGGCACGACGGGCTTGTAGGAGAGCATCCGCACGGGTTGCTGCACCTGCTTCATCGTAGCTTTCTTTCAGGTACTTCTGGATGAACTCAGTCTTCTCAGCGCCCTTGAGACGCTTCGAGTTGGCCATCGCATTAGCATCAGCGAACACCCGCCCCCGGTATTGGGACTGCTTGAAGAACTCATCCATGGTCATGAGACCACGCTGGGGCAGCTTCATTCCCTTATCCACTTTCGCGAGCGAGGAGTTGCCCGATGGAGGCTCAAGGATTTGCCCCATGACGCTCTGGTCTTCCAGCTTCTGAGAATAAGGATCGAGGATCGCATCATCCCACCAGCCAGCTTGGCCAGCAGCTTTGACACTGTCCATGAGACCAGCCATGTAGCCTTGGATTTGACGAGTTGCGTGTGTCATCATTTTTACGTCACCCGTCGACATGCCACCCAAGAACTGCTCTGTGGGAATGGCGAAGCCGTTGACCGCGTTTGAGATGATATTGACCTCCTGCGTACCTGGACCAGACAGCAGTGCGTTGATCCGGTAGGAGTTGAGCCGCTCCATATACCCGTGAAGGTGCTTCAGGGCAGCTTCGGTGGTCGTCAGGATGGGCTTACCAGCGTTCGCCGGATCAGCAATAGCTTTCGCCTTGGCGTCAACGTCTTTGAACATGCTGGGGTCACTCAGAATTCTCTCGATACCCTCGGTGGACTTCCGAGCAATCTGCATGGCCCGCATGGTGCGACCGACGTTTGCCCGGTTGGCGTTGTTGCCGGATAGTGCGTTCGCGTAAACCTCGAGGTTTGTATCAAATGCCAGCTTATACTCCTCGAAGGAAGCGTAACCCTTCATGGCTTCTGGGTGAAACTGGCCCTTGGAAATGTTCTGAGCCATCTCGGTGATCTTATTGCCGAGCGACATCGTGAAGTCCTCTCGAGCGATCATCTCAGCTGCCATACCTTCAGGGTCCCCCTTGTAGGTGGTCTGGAGTGTCTTCATGAGTGCCTCAGGGTCCGAGGCTTGCTCCATGAGACGACGCTTGGCCGCTGCGGCTTTCATCTGGATGGTTGCCAGACTCTGTACGTCACCACCTTTGGCCTTCATGATCTGTTCCTTGAGAACAGCCGAGACCCCTGCAATCTCGTCGGATACCGCGTCAAGGTCCCTCATGGTCGCAGGCGAGCGCCACGAGAGGTCCGTAAGCTTCTCACCGAGGCTCTTGTCACGCGCCAGAGCGGATTGCAACCTGATCTTCTCAGCCTTCTCAGGCGGCAGGTAGATGCGGTTCTTGCCGGGTTCTGTGGGTGTTTCAGGGCGAACCGAGGGTGTATCCCCAAGGTCCGTGTTGACTTGTACATCAGGATCGACCTTAGGTGTCGCGAAGTCGTCCCCAAACATCTCTTTAGCGGTCTCGAGAGTTTCCTTGGCCTCGTCTTTGGCTTTGGCTGCCTGCTCACGCAGGGCGTCATCTAGGGGCTTAAGTGCTTCCTTCTCAAGGGCGCTGAGACGCCTTGCTTCCGTGGGGTTTCCCATCTTCTCTGCTCGAGCGGCCTTGATACCGAAACCTATGGCTTCCAAGATACCACCAATGATTACACCCTCGGCCACGTTGCGTAGCCGGTTGATGTACTCAGGGTCGTCGGGGTCGGTAGCAAAGATTTCCCCTACGGCACCTGTGTCGATTTTCCCGTCTATGACTTCCAAGTTATCAATAACGCCGACAGGATCGGCCACGTTGCGTAACCTGTTGATGAACTCAGGGTCGTCTGGGTCGGTCGCGAGGATTTCCCGTACGGCACTTGTGTCGATTTCCAATCCGTCCAGCATGCCCATGACGTTCTTGTGGTCTGGATCGAAGACCAAGGCATCAGAGATTGCACTGTTGACGAACATAGCACGGATACCGGACAGTTTGGTGAACTTACCGGCACCAAAGAAGCCCACACCAAACTGGGCAATACCAGATACGAGGCCTCCTGTAGTGGTTTTAGGGCCATCGAACGAGCCGATATTCAGATTACCATACGCGGTGGCATCCATGTCAACCTCATGGCTATACTTGAGGTCTAAGTCGAAGTTGCCGTCCTTGTCCACGAGTTGTATACGCGTAGGAATACCGATGGAGTCAAGATTGGCGGAGGCCCAACGGTCGAAGCTCTCAAAAGCGTCAAAGGTTTCGTTGATTGCTCGTCCGGCACCGGTGTTGACGGCACGGCCTGACACATCCCATATCGTCTCGAAGAACCCTATCTCAGGGGACTTCTTGGCCTTAGGTTCGGGCTGGGGGTCCCGGCTTGCGAGAACCTCCTCTGCCCGTCCCTTACCAAACACCTGATCGAAGCCACTGGCTTTCTCAGGGTTGGCTAACAGGCTGTCAACAGCCTGCTGTGGGATTTCTTCATAATCTGCCATTTGAGGGGACTTATTGTCCTTAGGTTCGGGCTGAGGGTCCCGGCCTGCGAGAACCTCCGCTGCCCGTCCCTTACCAAACACCTGATCGAAGCCATCTGCTTTCTCAGGGTTGGCTAACAGGCTATCGACAGCCTGCTGTGGGATTCCTTCATAATCTGCCATTTGTGGGTTTCCTTAGTTTAATACCCGTAGTACGTGCGCCTCACTTCCGTGGCCGCTTCGTACTTCGTGATGGTTCCGTCTTCGTTGTGATCGAGACCTGAATTCTGTCCGTATGCCTCGGTGCCACGACGGAAGAGAACGTAGCCATCGGGTTTGCCGATTGCTTTGGGCCATAGGACGGCCATATAGATGTCGTCCAAGTTGCCCCCTGAGAGGCGGTCCCCGAATTGGTCAAAGTATTTCTCGACGTACACGAGTTGCTCAATTTTGGACATCTGAGCCAGTTTAGCATTGGTTGTACCAAGGCTTCGGGCTGTCTCAGGCAAGAACTGGATCAAACCAATTGCACCGGACCCTGCTTGGTTTGGTTCTGCTGGATCAAATGAACCACCTGTTTCAAAGTCCATGATCGCCATGAGAGCATTGGGAGGGACATTGTACTTCGTGGCCAAACGGTTAACTTCCTCTTTAAAATCGGGGTTGTCCTGAAGGACACGGTTAGCAGATTCCAGTGTTGTCCGAGTGTCCTCACCATCGGTAAATCGGTTGATCATCTCGCCATAGAAACCTTCACGAACTGGAGAGTATTCCTGATCAGTATTGGGATCATCGAACGGCGCTGGCTCTTCTTCCAGTGCCTGTTGATCGATCTCAACAGGTTCAGCGTCAGTAGGCTCGATTAGTGTCTCTTCGCCTGGAACACCTTCGGTCTCCGCTTCGATCTCCGCGAGCATCCTTCTGAACTCTTCCGCAGCAGCCGCATCTTCTTCCTCTTGGCGTTCTTCCAGTTCATCGGGGACACCTAGGACTTCACCAGCTTCTGGCTGGCTTTTCGCCTTCCGACTCATCTGGTCGGGGAACACCTTGGTGAGTTCCTTGATGGCAGCCGCTTCTGCTTGCTCATGGAGTTCCATTAGTGCAGAGGGGTCCGACATATCCACGTTCTTACTGTTGTTCACCAAGAAGCTGTTATATGCTTCGATGCCTTGGGTCTTGATGAACGGAGCTTGGTCCGTGCTGAGGTAATTGCTGCCCTCAGAGAATGTCCCGAGTGTATCCCCGAAGCTCTTACGAAACCGACGGATTATGGGATCGTTGATGATCGAGCCTTCATCAGTGGATTTGAAGGAATGATCTACATATCTGGAGATTTCATTACCTGTCAGGGCCGTTGGATTTGCAGCAGTGAAGTTTTTAAGTTCATCGATCTTTTCTGTTCGTGTCTTTGCGTTATACAGGTCCTCTTCGAATTCGATACGTTTCTGTGTGGTGATCGTAGGATCGGTAACCTCAGCACCTCGCATCATTGCTGATTGCAGGCTCTCGAGGGCCTTGAAGTGGATACCTTCGACGCCGTTCTGCATTGTCCATGCAGTGATGTCAGTGTAGGGATCATCTTGCAACTGCTCATACCAAGCCGAGGTGACTTCGCGTTCTCGCACCTTGCGTTCTTTGGTTTCTTTGGCGCTCTCCCGGTTGGCCTCACGCTGAATATCAGCCTCGACCGAGTCAGCGGCATCTGCGATACGCTCACGGTTAGTCAAGGACAGCTTTAGCTTTCCATTGGTATGAGCATAGGCCAAGATCGCGAGGCTGGATGGATCGTTATGTATGTTGGCGTAACGAATAGCGGATGCCACCACACGGTCATTAGCTTTGGCACCGTCGGTGGCATACATCATATTGGCTTCGTTCGAGATGGCATCCGACACCTTATCCATATCGAGGTCCCCTGTCTCAGGGTTCACGAACTCTCCCGAGTTGGCATCATTGAAGATACCCGCTACGATCTCGTCGTACGCGTCCATGCTTTCCTGTTCGAGGCGCTTATTGGTGAACGCAGTGTGGCGCGCTGCCAGATTTTGAGTGACCTCGTTGATGATCGGGAGTGCCCCAGCGATCTTGTTCGGGTCGTCCCCGAGGCTATCAATGAAGACGGCGACGCGGTCGTTCATCCACTGGCGGACGGCAGTTCCGTCATCGTCGGTATATTTACCGGGCCACTCTTCGTAGGCCCGATAAGTTTCCGGCTTAAAGCGTTGTCCTGCGGCTCTACCACGGGTTTCATTTAGGCCAGCCATGTAGAATGATGAGTTCTGGCGGAAGATGGAGCCTGTCTTGACGCCCTTCATTTCCTCACCAGCTTGTTCACGCATTGCGTCTGCGACGCCCTGTTGGGTTTCATCTTCGCGACGTTGGGATTTGAGCCGGTTGGCCTTCTCTTCGAGGAGACCCCCAAACGCGTTCAAGCCCTGTTGGAATGCTTGTTCACCCCGGCGATCCCGCGAAGGGGCATAGTAATTGTCGAGGACCTTAGCGAAACTACGCGCTGGGCTTCGGACTTCGACTTCGGGATTTACCCGTGTATTGCGAGGTGCCATTATGTGTTACTCCATTTCGTAACGGACGATAGGGGTGAGTGCTTTCGCTGCGTCCCCCAATCCGAAACTGGTGGTGGACACTGAGTTGATCTTGCCTTGGGTACCAGCACGGATATTTCTGAAGTTCGCATCGGTTTGATCCGAGAGGCTAGACATCTCTTGATTAGTGCGCTGGGTGTTCCGCTGGGAGGCCATACGCTGATCGGAGAGCATGGCCTTAACCGAGTTACCCTGTACGCCGTTGGCGATAGCAGCGGTATAAGCGTCGGCCTGAGCCGCTCGGCCCGCTAGGACGCTATCGAAGCCCCCTTGGATCAACGAACGGTTCTGCTCGATGTATTGGCGACCTTGTTCCTCGATCTTATTATTCTGCGCGATGATGGCGTTTCTTCTGTTAGCCGCCGCTGCGTCATTCTGGTCGTTGATTGCAGACATGCTCTTCGCTGCGGAGAGACCAGCCATCGCAATCGTGGGTGCATCACACATATTCTTGTTTCTCCACTATGCGGGTGAACTCGAGGAACGGTCGTTGCTCTTTCCCGAAGTTCTCGTGTTTCTTGATAATCGTGAAGCCAGCCCACTTGATCCACCTGTGGTGGGTAGTGTTACGGGCATCTGTGAAATTGAATACGAGATCGTATCCTCGAATTAGGCCGTTGATCTCACCTCGGCTTTCCCTTAGGAACTGCCGTTGGATTTGAGTTATACCTTTCGAGGCCAGCATCCATATGACGCCGACCCTAGGCTGATCTGTGGGGACAACCCCGAATATACCGACGGGGACACCATTGGGAAGACATATCGACCGCGTGGTGCAACCGGGGTATGTGAGGCCATGCTTGAGTGCCTGCTCGGGGGTGTGCCCTGAGTATGCTTGGACCTCGGCCACGTCAGCATCCCGCATGTCTTGAGCGACAATAGGGATGTCTGCGCTGTTTGCAGTTCTGACGTAGCCTTTATTGGTCATTATACTCTCTTAGCCTTTTGCTTATAAACAGCCGTCCACTCAACGGAGCCAATGGATACCGGGTAGGGTTGGTTGGATTTCAGTTGGATGATCACTTCCTCATTCTGAGCAAACACTGGAAACTTGAACTCTCCTGTATCCTTTGGAATGAGATCGACCACGTTATCAGGGTCACCTAAGAGCCTACCGTTAAACACGGATACCGACGTTTGGCTGCCCTTGGGGGTAACGTGAGCCTCGAAGTAAGACGTGTTGGTATAGATCACAGAGAAATAACGGAGCTGTAGCCGCCCATCTTGGATGGGGCTTTCACCTTCACTGCCTTTCTCTCGGAGATACTGACTTGAGAACTCATAGAGAAACTCGTAGTTGATCCCTGCGGTGATTTGGTTAGCCGTTACGTCACCGGGGATCACATAGGTGTTTGCGGCTGACTTGGTAACACCGTCGTAGGGCGCAAATGCCCCTGCATCGGTCTTGTAGAACTCAAGGATCGCAGGGGTGTAGTAGGGGGTCACAACGGTTGTCTCGTCGGCGGTCCCGTCGTAGGTGATCGACGTGAAGTCTGCCTTGGTGATCTGGTGATCGAGCAACAGTTCCTTTTCGAGAATAGGCTCTATCAAGATACGGTCAATACGCACATTATCGCCCACCTTGTAGACGAGGTAGAGGTATCCCTCGAGGAACCCCATTCCCACGATGTTCACATTCTCATCGAAGGTCCACTTGCACCATGCGGATTGGATTTTCTTCCGCTCCGTGATGTACCACTTGTAGACGTAGAGTTCGTTGGGCTTGTCCTCAGAAAGGGCCAAGAACACGTCAGCCGTTGTGGATGCGGCCAGCCCTCGAATGTTCAAGGGAATGTAGCTGGGAACCTGAACAGCGATGTCTTCGCCACTCACTGTCTCACGATCACCGTCGATGAAGATTTCCCGTGCGAGCGAGTTCGTGGCACCCTCCGCGATGAAATATGCGCTTGACCCAACGGTCACAGGGGCGACCAGAGTTGAACATGGGTATCCTGTCGAGTTGGTGATGCCCACAGTTTCAGCGGATAGGACGTTGGCCGAGGACAAACGGAACTGTTGCTTGTCCGAGAAGAGGATCAATTCGTCAGAGAACGACGCTGCGTGATACAGAGTTGAAACTCGGCCTGTCGTGGATGCAATATCAATCAAGTCTGTGGACAGGAGCTGAACCACGGTGGTTCTATAGAAGTTCTCAAGTTTTGCCACTTCAGACAGGATAACATTCTCACCTGACAGAAGACCTAGGCGACCTTTGAAAAGAAACATATTGTTGATCTTTTGACCGACGAAGCTGGGGTCTGGGTTACTATCTTCGTCCCCAACCAAGCGGTCCTTCCAATCGTTTTGACGGAACTCGAACTGGTTGGTCCCTACCTTCACGAGGACGTGGGGCATGGTTGCCGCGTCCAGACCGCGCTTGGCCTCATAGCCAACACTCTCGGTCCAGATACCATCCTTGAACTCGACCCAATAGCTACTGCCGTCTCCCTCCAAGTCACCTTGAATTTTCACCAAGCGACCATTGAGTTCACTCGGAGGCAGATCATCGAACGCCTGAATGGTGTCCGTATAGGCTTCCATAGAGCCACCACCAAACTCATCGAGAACGGTGAGCTTCTCTCCAGCTGCAATGTCCAGCGTGACGGTTGTGCCCACGGCCTCTGCGCTTAAGAAACCATTGGTCCGCATGTCCGCTGCCAGATTTCGAGCGATCTCTGCGGTGCCCTCGAGGGCAGTATTTGCAGTTGTGTTGGAGCTTGTGGCCGTCGATCCAGCCAAGGTGTCTCCCACGTAGACCGCATAGTTCACTGCGGCCACAGCCTTCTTGATGAACACGGAGCCTTTCAGTGCCGGGTTCTGACGAAAGCTGCCAACACCCGTGACCGGTATTTGCGACGTGCTGGTGGTGACGTAGGTGGGTCCTGAGACGGTAGCATCGTTAGGGACATCAAAGGTGATCGTGTTGTACGCTAGTTCAGCGGAGTCGAACCCCCGGGCGACATGGTCGAAGAATAGACCTGTAGCGATGTCTACGAGAGTGTCTGAGGGGATGCCCTCTTGGATAAGCACGCCCTCTTGCCCATAGCTCGGAGCCTGCGGTGTGGCAGATGTGTACTCCGCGTAGGTCGTCCCATCGACTGTAATGGTGTACGTGAAGCTGTCCACGACCTGATTGATGGTTACCTGCCCCACGGTCATTAGGGTTGGAGATGCCTCAGGGATGTCTGTTGCCTGAACCATAATATCCGTGTTGAGCATGAACGTGGTATCAGCCACTGTGACAAAGCGCATCTTGCGCCAGATATCGGCGGTGGGCAGGTAATCCTTCCCATAGGGGAACGATACGGTCTGCTTTGTCCCTTCCTCGTCATACAACTCTAGGTCCCCATCGCCACACACGAGGATATACTTCTCGTTTGCGTCACGGTTAATCATGTGGACCGCTGCGGTGTCACTCACGGCCATGTTTGGGGATAGCTCACGGACGAACTCCGAGGGCGGTCTCTTGATCAACCCTGAGACCACTGAGGGGAACGCGTTCACCATCTGCTCACCTGATGTTTTTAGGCGTGAAGACGATGGCTGTTGAGAAACCCCAGACACGAGGTTGGGGATCGTGTTTGCCACGAATGCCATGGTGGGGATTACTCCATTTTAGATATTAATTATCGTTCTAGGTAACCGAACGGGTGGCGACGTATGGTGCCAGTAGTGGTCCAGTTATCAGTGAGTGCGTTGTTGCGTTCACTTTGAAGCTCGTCAGCCATGAGGATTGCCATGGCCTGCATCTCGTCGCGCATGTCACTTCCGTCCTCGCGACCTTCCACTCTGTTTTGGAAGACCCTTGCCGCTTTCAACGAGATGTACCGACGGGCTGTCTCGGGGAGTTCTTCGAATGTCATGGCAATAGTGATCTGAGTCTTCACAACCTCAGTGAACCGGTATGTGCGGTTATCACGGTCGTAGAGAGCAGGCCCTCGAAGGACCACGTCTCGCCCCTCGTCTTCCCCATAGCTACGGACGGCCATCGTGCCAGACGGGAGTACAATGTCCCCATAGTTGTTAGGCGTCAGGGGGTAATTCTTATCGGTGTTCCAGTGCCAACCTCGGGATTGCAGCTCACGGTTCACCTTGCGTACAAAGTTGAGCGCAATCTGAGCATCTACACTGATGTCACCTGAGATTGAATTCACGGGCGCCTGTCCGATGTTCTCGAGGCACTCATTGACGGCTTCGAGTTCCGTCGTTGGTGTAATGAGATACGCCATCAGCGATCCTTTCTCGGGTAGGCTGAAAATACCCCCTCTCGTGCGATACGAGAGAGGGTGTAGTCGTTTAGGTAATCGCTACCATACAGGAAGGATTAGGCGGCGGTCAGCGTACGGATACCTTCGGGACGGACAGCGCCGTGGCCGCAAGCCATCTTGGAGACCATCAGGGTGCCCTGACGGCGGATGTCGTACTCGCTCTCGGAAGCCAGCTCCATCAGCTTGACGGTGGCGAGCGCGGTGCGCTGCATGACCAGAGCGGAGACGCCCGTCGTGTCCGTCATGTACTTCGTGTTGAAGTCAGGGTATTCAGCGGTGTTCGATGTGTGGTCGATGCCGAGGTTGGGCGACTTCACGATGGACATGCCTGCAACCTTCATGATAGTACCAGCGGAGTACGAACCGTTGTCACCGAAGTCACGGTCAACCAGCTTGTCGCTCTGTACGAGATTCCAGTATGTCGAAGGCGAGACGATCACAAAGCGATCATCGGCTGGCAGGTACAGTTCATCCATGGCAGCAGCTTCTTGGTAAATAGCTTCAACGATGGTAGAGACTGTGGGGGTTGCACCAATGTTGGTGTTGTACGCAGTACCTTGGTCAGCAACGGCACCAGCGTCAGCAGCGGCTGCGGTCTTGACAGCCAACGAGATCAGCGAGCGGTCATAGGTTTGCGCGAGGGCAGCACCCATCTGCAGAGAGTATTCCGAGCGAACCTCATAGTGGTTCTTGGCTTCGTCAATGTTGGCGATGAAGCTGTTGGAGACCAGAAGGTCATCAATGGTCACGACTTTCTCGCCGTGTTCGACGTTGCTGCCAAGGATTTCAGCGCCGGGAGTGTGGTACTCAGCACCGATGCGACCGATGGCAGGGAATTGTGCCGACTTACCGCTCGTGATGTTACGAACGCGGGTCTTGTCGGCCATTACGGTGTTCGCGTTGAACGAGGACATAACCTCGCCCGAGAACACCTTGAGGAAAAGATCGTCGGACGTACCAGTAAGATTGGCCTGACCGAGGCGGCTTGGATTAGAAGCAGTCATAGGGTAATCCTTTCTTAGGATTTGAAGTTTTGAAGGGGTATTTGCGCGAATTGCGCGGTTCACCTCAGGACTTCACAGCGCCACGTCTCATGGGTTATCCTCCGCAGAGGGCCTCACGGTTGTGAGTTCGTTGTTCTTGTCTTGTTTGGTGGGATAGAGTGGTTAGCTAGACGCACTCGTGGAGACACCAGCAGCACGGCGGCGTACCGATTTAAGATGTCGGCCCTCTACTGGTGTCTTCAGGAATGCGCCGGGGACCCTTATAAGGCCCCCAGCGGGTCGTTATTTATCTCTTGGAGCAGTTCTTTTATCTGGACATGATCTTGAGGTTTAATGTACCTTGCAGAGGGAAGAGTAACCCTGTCCCTCCATCAGGGAGATTTACGGATCACCAACCTTTCATATTTCTTGAGTGTTGAAGTCGCTCACGAAGTAATCCACCTCGTGGTGCCTCAACGCCTCGTGTCCAACCTTGAGTATCCAATCCGCAAACCTCCTTTTTTGATGATCGTTCATTTTATCAGCCAGAGCTAGGATGCGCTGCGCGGGGATGCATGCCCGGTTCATCCAGTTGTAGCCTCGGTATCGACGGAGGTGTGCTTTATTCTTCGCTCGCCACCGGCGGGAAGCCTCTCGGCTCTTCTCACGTCTTTCCTCGGTCCACTCGATCTGGTGCTTTCGAGCGTGCCAGTTCTTTCTAGCGATCTCCTTGTTCTCGGCCCTCCACTTCCTAGCGATCTCCTTGCGCTGTTCCTTGTTCTCGGCCCTCCACTTCCTGCTCTTGTGGATATCCTTGCACCGCTGTGAGCAGATGATCTGGTTTCCGTTGACAGGCGTGAACGGCGTTTGGCAGTTCTTGCAGGGCTTCATTACAGGATATTCGAGCGGCCCAGCTTGGCCTCGACCTTGGCGCGGAACGCGGGGTTCTTGGCGTACTCAGGATTCTGCATATCTTTCATTAGATCAGCAGTGCTTTCGTACACGGCAGCACCTGAGGTATTCGGCTTACCCGAGAGTTGACGACCGGGTTCAGTACCATTGACACTCTCGTACTTGGCCGAGAGATCACGAATGGCCATCTTGACCGCCGAGGGGTTACCCGTCTCGAGGACCGAGTTGAACTCGTCAACCTCAGCATCTGACAGGTTATCACCGGCCCACGCGGTCAGCTTATTGTACGCCTCGATGTCACCACCGATAGGCTCGAGCAGCTCCTTCTGGGCCGCTGCGGCCTGAGCTTCCTGACCTGTGATGTAGGACTGAACCATGTCCTCAGTGATGCCAACCTTAGAGAGTGCCTCAAGGCTTTCCTTGGACAGCTCACCGCTCTCAGAGTACTCCTTGCTAAGGGCATCCATATCGAGACCAGCTTCATCGACAGCCTTCTCAGCGGTAGCGTCAGTGTCTTTGTCGTCAGGTGCCTCGCCTTTACTCTTGGCCTTCTCGAGTTCAGCATATGCCTTAGCCATGTCCTCAGGTGTCTTGAACTTCTCAGGGAGCCACTCAGGGCGCTCTGGGGTTTCATCTTCACCGGTCAGCTTTGGTTCATCCTTAACCGCCTTGTCAGCATCTTGTGCGGCGGCAGCAGCTTCCAGACTATCGTCTTTCTCGTCTGCTTTAATGGTTACTTGTTCTACCATGTTGATTTAGCCTTCTTGAGGTTGTACAGCCTGACGGACTGCCTCGGAGCCTTCTTTGGCTACGGCGGGGACAGCTTTCTCAGCCATCTGAGCCATCATCTGTTGCTGTTGTTGTTGTTGAGCTTCTGCCCGTTCTTTCTCGAGTTGCTCTTGGGTCTTCACGAGACCGTCGAGGTCGATACCGAGGGCGGTGCCGATACGGGTAATGTAATCACCCACGTTCATGTACTGGCCCAGAACCTCAGGCCCGAGGGGCGCGAGTGCTTTGAGCAGCATGTCGTATTTGGTAAGATCATGACCACGTCCCAGTGCTTCCAGACCAGTAACAATAGTTGGCTTGGCGACACCATCGGGCAGCGAGGGGAGCTTCTTCTGCTTTGTCAGGCGGTCAATAACACGCATGACGTAGGGCAACTGATACTCTTGCGAGAGGATCGAGTAGACACCACCTAGGGCATCCTCGAGTTCACCCGCCATGTAGCGGACTTCCTCTGCCGTGACTCGTTCACCTTGGCGCTGCACTGCGCTGTTCATGAGGAACGCAAAGCTGAGACGCTCGATCAGTTGACCGATCTGCCTTTCAGCAACGCTCATGTCGGCCTGTTTGTTGACTTGTAGGGCCTGAACGTCGTCCATAGCACCTGAGACAGCAGCGCCGTTCTCAGCGGACATCACGTCCCTGGCTCTGGTGACACCATTTGGGCGCACGAGGAACACGAGGCGAGCAGCCGCTGCCGATCCTTCGAGTAGGGCCTTTGAGAGACCCTCGAGGGATATTAGGTCACCGAGGTATTCTTCGACGTAACCACGACCGTAATCTTCGCCGTCGATACGCGTCCACCGGAGAGCAATGACAGGCGACTTTAGCTTAGGCCATGTTCCTTCTGATTTAGGGACACGGACGCCATTCGCTTCTTGGTACGACTTAATCTTGTCGTTCTCGAGGTAGAACTTGGTGTGCAGCTTGACGGTGGCCTTAGGATCAGGACCATTATCAGCTTCTGCAGCATTGAGTTCATCAGCGATAAGCTCACGTATATCCTCGGCCACTGATGCAAACGCCATCTCTTCTTCGATGATACATTCGATCATTTCGCCCATGGCATCACGAGTGACGACATAGCGGGACAATGGGAACACTCTGGTTCCACCATCCTTTGGGAGGTATAGGAGGACGTTGCCGCCAACGATAAGATGTTTGAGGGCTTCGAAGTGGGCAGACCGGTCACCGCTGTCCTCGATGGACTGCATGACTGACCGCTCGTACTTCCCGAGCTGTTCATCAACCTTCGCCCTAGCGCCATCTTCCTGTGCCAGTTCGTCCGCCATGAAGTCATCCACTCGCATAGCGAAGAATGGAGAGTTGGGCGGGAATAAAGACAACAGGAGCTTGGACGCTAGGTTGTTTACCCCACGCGCACCTACGCCTTGATAGGGGGTGGGATAGTTGGTATGCTTGCCTGTCCCTGATGCAGGGATTAGCGTTGGGATTGTCAGCTTCGAGCCTTCCCGCGCCCTCTCGAGGTACACCTCACGGTTGGTCGCAAGCAGCTCGTACCGGGCTTGGCATGTGCCTTGGTTTTCCATGGGTTCCTCTCAGGGATTTATCGGGTGTTTATACGCCGGTCTTCTTGGGGATGCCACCGAGACTAGAGGAGCTGGAACTTGAGCCTTTGTCATCATATTTGTAGCGGCTCAAACCTTTGGCCTTCTTCTTGGTCTTGCTCTCTTTGTCGCTGTCCGCAGACTTAGGTGCGATCTGTTCGAGAACTGGGGGTGCTGGTGGAGGCGGTGGCGGCGGCGGGGGAGCGTTAGATGATCCACACATGGTTTTAGTCTCCTTGAAGGATTGTTTGATTTTGCTCGGCGTGAATGCTTCGAAGGTGTCTCACTAGATCGACCTTGCCAGCGTTCCACCAGATTTCCCTCTCCCCTGATTTCAAAGAGGGAGAAGCATCGGGGCAGATACCTTCAAGGTACTCAACGAGTTCTTTAGTGATCTCTGGGATATGCTTCATAGGGGAAATCCTTTGGGTGTTATTCTCTAGGGTGTCGGGTATTTCCTGTGGACCTTGAGGAGGTCCATGGCGCGGGTGCAATAGTTGCAACCCGGTGTGCCATAGACGGTGTATTTCATTTGGTCAGTGCATCCCATGAGACCGGATAAAGGGGTTGGATGATCTTACCGATCTGCCTAGCGATCTCTTGGACTTCGCGCTGGGCATGATTGTCGGATCGCTGAACGAACACGTTGGCGAAGCTGTATAGGTTCCCCGTCCAGTACCATTCAGTTTCCATGGCTTGTGGGAGGACCATACGAGCCTGCTCGGCGCATACTCCCGCTGCGATCATGCCTTTGTAGGTGGCCTCAGCCTCCTCTATCAGGTCCAGATACTTGCTCTGTGCCCACTCGTCTTGAGCACAGGGTCCATCACTGGAGCCTTGTTTGGCGTTGTCAGCAGCCCCACGCCACTCCGAGGGGAAGTGGAACTCAGGGTCATCTGAGATGTACCTGCGGCTTACCTCGTTCCACACCATGCCCACCTGATGCTTGCCTAGCTGGCGAGCCACGAAGATTGGTGCCTTCATGTGCAGTGTGATCGCTGTGTGACCAAAGGGTGTCCAGTGGTCGGGCATCTTACGGATGTGCTTGAGGAGAGGCAGGAGTTCATCCCGAGGATCGAGATCGGGATCAACGAGATCACACATGGATGTTCCGATTACATCTTCGATGATATTATCCCAATCACCCGAGGTACAACCCCGAGCCAGGAAAGCGATCAGCCCTTGGTCGGACTTGGAGAGGGTTGGCGTGATATCAGGGTACTCAATCAATCGGTCAACATTATCCCACTGTGAGATCTTCCCAAAGGAGACCCGAGCGGCATTAACTACGCTCAGGTCGGTCCCCATGTGGTCGATATAGGTTGCTTTCACTGTTGTGTTTCCTTTTGCGAGGGAGTTTCTTGGTTTTAAATGGACTTAGCTATTTCAGCCAAGGTTTGCCGCCGCTAAGGTCGGCACAGTTGGCGAACATGCCCGTAAAATCCATCTCAGACCCGCCAGAAAAGTCAATGGTAGGGAATGCTCTTTTCTCCGCCCACTCCTTTCCTTCATCCGTTTTCAGGAACGCGGCCTTTAATTCCTCTTCTTTCGCTACGCGCCTCTCTTCTTCTACACGGTATTTTTCATCGGCGTCAATGGTGTCTTGGTGCATTGCGATATAAACGCCGCGGTCGTCCTCGTCCTCAGTATCGTAAAGAAATGTGCCTGTTTTGTGGGTAACTCGGAGCGATCCTCGAATGTCTATCGTAAGACCTGCATCCTCAAAAAGGCGGACGACATCTGCTTGTGTTAGGTTTTTCATTTGGTTGGTTCCTTTTGTTGGTGTGTGGTCACCGGCGCGTGGCCGGGGCTTGGTGTTTCCTTTTGCGAGGGAGTTTCTTGGTTTTATCGGGCACGACCCGAGGCCGGTACTTTGGTGTTCTCAGTTCCCGTGCCATCGGATCGCGCGTTTTCTTCATCGGATTGGACATGCTCCTGTTCCACATTCTTCGTCGGTGAGTTCATCGAAGGTGTTGGTCCCATCGAGGTCTACCTCACCAAGTGTGGCGACGTATTTCCGATAGGTTTCCTCGGTCACGACTTCCTGTGGCAGGTAGGCGTATCCAAGGTCTTTTGCGGTCTTCGTGGGATCGTTGCGGTAGATGAACGACACACCAACGTAGGTGTCCCAGTTCGTCAGAATCCACTCGATGATCTCGGGTACTTCCTCAGGGTCGTATGAGATCGTCACCGAGCAGTTGTGATCGACGTAGTTGTCCATCATCAGCTTGTAACGCTCGAGTTGCTCGACAGCGGACTCTAGGTTGACGTGCTTGCCATCGACCTCATCAAACTCCACGTCCTCGTATGCGACGGGGAACGTAATTAGGACGCTTTCACTCTCAAACGGCTTCTCAATCACCTTGTACCCAGCGTCCTGCATGACAGGGACGATAGGATCGTACTTCGAGAAGGTGATGTTGTTGAAGATATAGCGACCCAGCGGGCGGTGTACGCCTTCGGTCGTGTCCATGATCTTCGAGAGTGTGCCCGAGGGCTTCACCGTGGTGACAGCCTTGGGTAGTGGTAAGCCAAGATCTTCTGCCATCGAGATAGCTCCATCGTGAGCAAACATGCGGAACTCACCAAGCCACTCTTTCTGCTCATGCAGATCGTATTGGTCGAGCCAATTCACGATGCCAGTGAGACCAACACCACACAGGCGGAGGAACTCATTCAGTTCGTGCCATGTGTCCTGGAGAACTCCATCTCTGAGGTTCACACAGGTCTGCCGGTAGTTCGCCCGCGCTGCCAGTTGGACGGCCCTTTGAAGACCCGGCTCGTCAGACACGAACTTACCCATGTCGATCTCAACGAGGTTGCAGAACGACTTGTCACCCAAGAGGATTTCAGCACAGGGGTTCACACCCTTGAACCATGGGGCGCGACGTTTGGCTGCTTCCGCGTTGATGAAACCCGGCTCGGAACCACCTGCATCCATCATCTTTTGGAAGATATGCGAGAGTTCCCACTTTGAGGGCTTAGAGTAGAACATGAGCGAGTTGTTGGATTGCTGGCGATGCTCGTTGCCATAGAGCCAGAAGTCCTTCTTGGCGTCGATGAAGGCGTCAGCCTCTGGGTCAGTCATGGGCATCACAGCGATCTCTGCGGATCGACGCGAGGACAACGTGGTGCCCAACCAGTTCAACACATCGAGGATATCCATACGTGTCAGGAGCTGCCCAGCGCGTTTCGAGAGGATCGCACAGATAGCCTCGAAGGCTTTACTTATGGTCTCGTCACCTGAGCTGATCCAGCCGTACCCCTTGAGACGGATACCGGCGGCACGGACCTGCTTGAAGTTGATCACAATGCGATCCACAGGTTCCTTGCAAGCCAGCAATTTACCAGCGGCCTTGGCCCATGCTTCTGCACTATCCCCTACCTCAAGTAGATAGATTCGCTCATTTGTGTCCGTATCTGTGTAGGAATATGAGAGGTTCGTCTCAGCGCCCTTGTGGTCATAGATAACCTTCTCGGAGTTAACAATACAAACCTCGACCGGCTCGGTGAAACCCGACAGCGTACCCACGACAGGCTCGAAGCCAACGCCGCATCCCTGTAGGAGCAGCCAGAAGCTATCGACCACATCATGGACGGTTGTCTGCTTTCCGAAGCTGCAGTTGAATTGCGAGGCTTCGCGGGTCTGGGCGATCTTTGTACCACCGAGCCACAGGGTGCGCCCTGATACGGTTGCCTTGCGGTCAAGCATGAGTTGGTGAAGTTCGTGGAGTTCTTCGCGTTCGGCGTTGGTCAGGCGATCACCCTTGGCGCGTTCCCAAAGCCACCGCTGGTGATCGATCACGCGATCTACGGTTTCTTCCCATGTTTCAAATACTGTGCCAGTTTCATCCTTCGGACGGTTATATGTTCTCCGCGTTACAACTCGGGCGCGTGTAGTCGGTGCGTTCATGTTCTCTCTCTCTATTTTGGAGGATTGTTTGTTCGGGTTTATTTAGCAACGAT